GACTTGATTATAGGCATCGTAGAGAATGTAGTGTTGGTCATATCGTGAGTAGCTGTACCCTCTTGGTTGTACCACTTGCTAACATATAGATCACTATCGCTCGGTAAACTTGCCGTATCTAGTTCACCATTACCATCAAAACCAATATCGGTAAAGTTTGAGCCATCGGGAGTAACTTGTATAGCACTACCTTCGTAGTCACTCTTGAGCTTTCTCAAGCTATAACCCACTAACGCTCCGCTATATGTGTCAAGCAAAGCGGGAGCTCCACCGCCTCCTGCATCGTCAACATAAATCTTACCCCAATTAATATTATTGTTGGTAACACCACTACCCCAAGCGGTAGACTCGTATATCTTTCCCCAATTTATATTGTTACCCATTCTTCTTATTCTTTTTCATGAGATACTTCTTTAACTTCTGGATATTCTCCATCTTAGGTTTATAAGTCTGCTTAACTATAAAACCCATCCATTGAAGTTTTGATTCTTACTAGGGTACATATCATCATTAGATGAAGTGTTGTACTCTGGATATCTTGAGTTGTAGTACGCCATATGATCTACAAATCTACGAGCATAATGCTCTGCAACATCTCTTTCTTTCTGTACTAAATAATCAAGATCCTCCTTCGTTACACTCTGACCATTCTCTGATCCCTTAGTGTAGATGCCTCCATTTGCTACTTTAAAGTGGATATAGGGCAATATCTCTATAGCGGCATAGTGGATTACCATATCCTGAATATAGTTCGTAAAAAGGCTTAAATAGTCTCCTGTTAAAGTATCACCATTGATATCACTTGCTATCTTATTGAATAGCTTAGTTCCTAAAACACTCTGAATATGGATATCCTGAGCGATCTTAATGAATTGAATCATCTGATCACGATCAACATTTCCGTTAATCCCTGTTCTCTTTATAACATCAGCAGGGCTGACAAATAGTATCTGTGCCATATTAGTTCAATTTTCCTCTGGTCGGTGTATCAATAGGGCGAGTATTTGCAATATCATAATCCTTAGGATTGATCTTGCTCTGAGGAACACCTGCTGCCGAAGCCTGTGAAGGTGCTACTCTCTTATCATTCTCTAATGCCTCTGTCTCACTCTTTGGTAAGAACTTACCTCCTGATCTCTTTCTAGTGTAAATCAATCGCTGCCACTTGTGATGACAATACGCTCCTCCCTTATACTTGAAGATAGAATATGTTGATCTTCCCTTAGGTGAGAATTGACCATTAACTCCAGAGAAACTCATTTGATTGATATCCTCTTTTCTATAGACCTTCCCTGTATCAGACAATCCAACCATCTCAACACAGAATGTTCTTGAGTTATCCTTTAATGATCCTGAATACTTATAGCGAATCTTAAACATACCTGCATCGCCTGAAGATCTCTCCTCAGCATCACCATATGAAGAAACCGCAGCCATGTTCACAGAAGTAATCGCCTCTACGATCTGATCCTCATTATCTGGATCTAACACATCCTGCACCGCAGTTAATTCCCACTCCTCTTCATTGACATCTTCTCCCTTATCAGCAAGGTATTCTAACCACTCCTTTTCATCCTCTTTCGTGAACTCAGGATCTGCAGCCATCTTGATTCCTGTTTCTTCCTCTACCACTTCCTGATCATCTACATCCTCAACCTCTGTGAACTCTAAAGGAGCAAGAGTCTTGAAGTATAGATTCAAAGAAACATTATTGAAAGCTAGGATCTGATCTAAGGCATCTATCACCTGATTCTGCTTAGGTCTGATCACACTATTATCAAACAAGGTGAATGCAGTCTTAATCTCATCAGCGTTGTTACCTAATCCTGTCTGATCCTTAACACCAAACAACATAGGGCTAGTGATTCTATGACCTACCAAAACCTTCTGTTGTGATTCTCTAGAAAGGAACTCATACTGATTATGAGCATCTGATAACTGAACAGGCTCAATAGAAGCAGCAGTATCTGCTGAATCATTAAAGGAAAGAATGAACTTCCCTGCATTACTTGATCCTCCCCACTTCTGCTTAATCTGAGATTCAATGTTATCTCTCTCCTCCATAGGTGGAACCCCATTATTGAAGTTCACGATCATAGAAGGAGCAAGTCCGTTCTTGATATTATTGATATGGTAGTTCGCTACCTCTCCCTCTAACTCTGCATAAGGTAATGCACCTTGATAATCAACAGGGGAATAATAGTAAGAGCCACTGCGATAAGGTCTGAAGTATAGGATCTCAACTTTATCTCCTTGTTCGCCATAGCCAAAAGCAGGAATGCGATCAACACCTTTTTTGCTTCTAACCTGATCCCAATCATAAGCATAGTAGTATGCTTCAACTTCTCCTTCATCATTACACTTCTCTGCTCTAAGAGTCTCCACAGGCATATGATATACCTCAACGATCTTACTCTTATTCTGATTATAGATCAACTGAAAAGCACCATTCCCAAGCATATAGTAATCATTGATTACTTTCTTCAATTCCTGATCACTGATCAACTTTCTCAACTGAAGATATCCCTCTGGATTCTTACCCGAATCTGTAGCATCAATACCTTGACCAAAGATCATATCAATGATCCCAGAGGTTACTGCATTGTTTGTAGGAGATCCGTTGAATCTATCTATCAGGTACTGAAAATAATCATTATCATCTCCATACTCTACCCAACCCTTTCTTGCATTTTCACTTACAACAGGGCTAGTATAACTAGATAGTTGCACGAACTTGAACTGACTATTCTCCATAAATCTTAAACTCGTTATCCATCGTTTTCTCTGTTGTAGCTAACTTAGGTTGATAAGTACCTACTGAAGATCCTGAAGGAAGGATATACATCTTGTCTTGTGAAAGTAGTTTGATTTTGCCCACTTCCCAAATCTTGATTACATAAAAACTCTCTGCTACTAAAGCAGAAACATCATAAGAGAAGGTTAGAACCTTTCTGAAGTCATCATATGATCCAGATATAGCAGTATCTACTTTCTCTATTCTTTGATCCTCAGATATAATCTCCATCTCAAAAGACTCTGTTGCAAAGTCTCTGAGATACATAGTTATCTGTGGAGTTGTATTTTCTTCTACAATTATCATCTAATTATAAAACCCAAAAGGAATATTATGGTTACATTTGCATAGTTCATCTCTCTTAGGTAGCATTGCTACCAAAAAAGAAGCCCCTCCGTAATGGAAGGGCTTTTTTGATTCTATAAGGATCTGATCTTAGAGATCACTAATCACAGAAGCATCAGCAGTAATCGTAGCATCTACGAAGTTAGCAGGGATCTTCTCCTGAGCATTAAGAGTCAAAGTGTATCCAGAAAGATCACCCATTGCAGCACCTGTAACGATAGTACCACCATTAACCTCAGCACCATAATCTAATCCCATTAGGAACTTGTTGCCGTTGTTATCCTCTACTACTACATGAGGTCTAGCATACGAAATCAGTTTTAACTCATTGTGAGTTTGCTTACTCATCTTCTTAAATGTAAGACTCAATGTCTGATCAAAGAAAGTAGTACCATTCTCACGAGCAGAAGTGATTGTTTGCTCAAAGCGAGAGTTTCCTTTTACCTCAAACTTAAACCAATCTGGAGTACCACCAAATGCATCAATCACATCTGTATCTGTTGTATCATAGGTGATAGCACCTAATGTCCCGAAGTCTGCAAAGTATACGGCAGTAATACCACCTACTACATCCTTACAGGGTTCGTTTCTTCCTTTTGTTAATAAACACGCCATATATTTTTTTATTAAAAAAGGGCAGACAAGCACTAGCCTACCTGCCCCTTAATTATTAACTAAACTACTTCTTAAGTGTAGTATACAATGTCAGCACCAATACCGATCTGAACACCTGCAGTGAAACGCATTACGACACGAACATTTTGAGATCCATCAAGATCAGCCATATCTAGTAATTTCACTTCTTGGTGGTCGCTCAACAAACCTGTACCGAAGAACAAGTTAGATTTTTGTGCAGCTACCATATCGTTAGTAGGCATACCTGAAGCAACAAACAACTTAACACCATCAAAGGCTAGATCGCCTCCGTTGTACCAAGTAGTACCATTAGAAGCAACACCATTGCCTCCTAAGCCGTTAGCACCGAATCCACCTAAAGCACGAACATAAGCACGAGCAATATGCTGTGAACAATAGATGTATAGATCCTCTTTTCCGTACAATGCAGCAGGAATAGCATCAACTACTTTACCTAACTCAGTGATAACATTAGCAGCAGTTACTGAAGTACCTACTACATCTACTACATCAGAATCAGCAGCCAATAGAGCAGTGAAGCCATCATACTCACCCTCGTTAGCATCAGCACCTGCCCAGATGTTAGTCTCATTCTTAGCAGCTACTTTAGCAGCAACATAACCGATTAGGTAATCTGCAAAGTTTGCAGGTAACTCATCAAATGCAGAGTAACCCATAGAGATTGCTTCCCAATCCGATACAAAGTCAGATTTACACAATTCCAAGTTTACTTGCAACTCTTTAGGAGTTAGAACTTTCTCAGCCAAAGTAAGAGTAGAAGTATCAGAGAAATCACAAGTTGCATCTTTAGTGATTGCATCCAAGTTCATTGTCTTAAGGACTTCCTTAAACTTAACATTTGGTTTGATAGTAATACCGCCACCCTCAATAGTGTCGGCACTCAATAATGCAGCAGAAACATATTTCCCTGCAAATTCACCAGCATATGTGGTAGTAATTGAAGTGGTTGTAGCCATTTTTCTTCTTTATTAAAATTAGGATAATTTACTCATTACACGAGATAAGGTAGTCGCTCCTGCTTTATTGCTGAACTTTACCATATCTGGTTTCTTATCTATAGGAGCGGCAGCTACCTTCTTAGCAGCAGGTGCTTCATCTGCACTCATCTCTACCTTCTCCTCTTCTTTAACTTCCTCAGAAGCCATCTCTTCCTCCTTAGGCATCATTGCAGCGATCATTTCTTTGATCTCATCAATAGCAGCACCAAACTCTTCTTTGGTTACATAAGCCATCTCCTGCTCTTCCATAGCTTCCTCTGTTGCTTCTTCTTCCACAACTTCCTCTACTACTTCACCTGCTTCACGAATCTCAGAGATCACACCTTCCTCAACAATAACGAGAATACGACCATCTTCTAATTCATGCTCTCCTACAGGAGCAGCAACTTTCTCATCATCTTCACCTAGTAAGAATACATTCTCACCTGCCTCAAACGATTCTGCCTCAACTACAACACCTCCTGCGAGTTTCATTGTAGCCATTTCAACTTTTACCTCCTCCTGAACTTCTGGAGTCTCTTGAGGAGTAAGAGCCATTTCAATCTTCTTGAATACTTCTTGTAGATTCATTTCTTTGAACTTTTCTAATTAAACAACTATTTATTAAGATTTTGGGTTATTTTCATAACTGATCCAATTCCTTCAATTTACTCTCTGCCCATCTCTTAGCAGATAATCCACCCCATAACATATATGAGATATATCCACAGGATGTGGTATCTCCCTCATCATAGTATTCCTGCGCTCTACTTAGATAAGAATACATTCTCTTAATAGTCTCAACTGATAGAGGTTGCTTCTGGGCTAATTGCTGCGCTCTGACTTTACCCACTTGAGTAGCACATTTATTCCCTTGCTTCTCATTGAGTTCAATCCCTT